CAACTTGTAGATAGCGCGGAGGAAGAAGTAATAGATCTTTGGCACTACATACAAGTGCTTAAAGCAAAAATAAAAGAGCAAGACGCTCTCATACTACAACTGAAACGAACAATAGCAAAACAAGAACAATGAGTAAAGCAATAATAGGTATCGTAGGTAGTAGTGGCACAGGTAAGTCTACCTCGCTACGCAACCTGCCAACCAACACAACACACATAATAGATCTTGAGCGTAAGGGTATGCCCTTCCCCAAGAAGTTCCCACACACATCATTCTGCGCTAGCGTTAAAGAGTTTAACGATGCGTTAAGCGTAGCACTAGCAGACGAAAGCTGCGAAGTGATAGTCATTGAGTCGTTCACAAAGTACGTTGAGATACTACATACGTTATCTGATAGGTCTTTCAAGGGCTTTGATATATGGAACTACTACAATAAAGAGATCCGTACTATGCTAGATAAAGTTAAGAACGATCACGCTGTCGTGATATTCACGGCGATTGACGAGATCGTGGAGCTAGCGCAACCCAGCGGCAACGCATTTAACGTGCGCCGCATTAAGGTACAAGGCAAGCAACACGCTGGTTGTATAGAGAAGGAACTCCTTATGGTACTGTTCACGGAAGTTAAACGTGACAAAGAAGGTAACACACGCTACACGTTCCAGACGAACAGCGACGGTATCACATCTGCGAAAACCCCGATGGGTATGTTCGATAAAATGTACATAGACAACGACGTTAATGAAGTCATAGAGAAAGCTAAGAAATATTATGCCTGATCAAACACATAACATAGACTGGAGTAAGTTTGTTGATGAGAAGTTTGCTATGCTAAAAGATACAGCAAAGCAACAGTATAACAACGTTGATGAAATGTCAGTAACGCTATCAGAGATAATCGAAACCGCTGAGGAGCTTCAGAATGATATAAGTGATCTGCAAAATGACGTAGATGAAAACTATATCGTACGACCGAAGTGGCCAGAATACTTTGGCATCGCCGAACTCACCGACATACTCATTACTACATTACCCACACCTAACTACGGTAAACAAGAAGACTCTCTGCGACAGTTGCATGAGCTACGCCAAATGTGTGCTAATGCAAACATCGTGGGCTTAGACGACCTAATAAAATACATAAAGCAATGACGAAAAGTAAAGAAGAAAAAGAATACGATAACATGGTTATCGGCGTGGCAACAGCTACGTATAAGCAAGCGCAGCTTATAGCAAACAAGTTGGATATTAGTAAGCAGGATTCGTTTCTGTTACTACAAACCATTACGATAGAGAAGCTCACGTATCTTATGGCACAGATGCTCGAAGGAATTTCCTCCGCAAACAATAGGAGTGCGGTTACGGAGGAACATACAAACAAAGACGCTCCCCACATAGTAACATAACATAATGGCAATCATCAACTTAGATGAAATCGCAGATAGCGTAAGACCCTATCTAAAGAAGGACACGTACACAGCACGAATTCTTAGTGCTGAGTTTACGCAAAGCAAGGCCGGTGCGCCTATGGTAGTGATGCAATGGGAGCTAGCTGCTCCTGAGTCAATCGAAGATGGCATGAGTGGTAAGACCGTACGAATTGCAGGTTTGCAGTTCCGCGACTACCTATCGTTTAGTGAGAAGGCTAAGGAGTTTACGTTTCGGCGTATCAAAGCCCTGCACAAAGCGTTAGAACTCACGCCAGAGTTTGATGACGAAGATCCTGACGTAGATCAGTACGCTGGTTTAGCTGCTGATGTTACGATAGAGACTGAGCAGCAAGCGCAGACGAACGATGATAGTTCGCCTGTCCTTGACAACAACGGCGATCCTGTAATGAACAATAATTACAGGCTCAAACGTGTGCTTCGTTTGAATAACGACCACACGCTGTAACACACACTTGTAGTATAGCGGTACACGGCAGCTATTAAGACGCTGCGCAGTTCATTGATCGCCGCTATACTACGTTTAATTTATGTTGTAGCACATGGGTACAAGATTGCTATTAAGATGCAACTGGGTTCAGGCTGCTATCATGACGGCCTCATGTAACGTTTTATGGTTGACGTTACATGGCATTACCTGAGTTGATCGCCTGTGTGCTACAACATAAATTAGACTCATGCCTTTAACCATACAACATACATCCGCACAACTACCGTACAAGGGGTTAACAGTAATACTAGGTAAGCCATCACGCTTCGACCGCGCCCAGTTACTTAGTGGATACGCAGGGCAGTTATTCTACAACGCCCTTAATCCTATACCACGGCAAACTATCGACGTTACACTCGCCGATAGCGTAAACCAATACCCCATACGCGAGGGTACTAAAGTCGTACTGCTACTAGGGCAGAAGGCGTTAGACTTATTTAAGTCTGGCGTTACGTTAGATGAACAACGCGGTTGCCCGTTCATCATCGACGGCATAACGTACGTATGTTCGTACGAACCGCAAGAATCTGTTGATCGTATGGCATACTTCAATCCTAACGATGCAGATAACGTAGGCGCAGAGAATGACAAGGGCCGACACGGTAGAACACGACGGCCCAATCGTAAGTTTTGGCTGTCACGTGACGTTAAGAAAGCCGTAGGATACTTGACCATCCCGCCAGCAGTTACGAAGGCCAAGCATATCTTGTGGCCACGCGCCGATGACGTAATCGCGGTACTACAAACACGTAAGAACGAGACTATGTACTTTGACATAGAAACAAACCGTTCATTAGAGTTAACGTGCTTCGGATTTTCGTTTGACGACAAAGAAGCGTGGTGTGTACCTATGGTAATATCGCCGTTCGCCGGTTACTACTACGAGGATACGCCACATATCCTACGTGCACTAGCTGTAGCCATGCGTGACAATGAGGTGGTCATACACAATGCGCTGTTCGATCTCTTCGTCCTAGCGTACAAGTATGGCATCCCCGCACCGCGTAAGGTGTATGATACAATGCTCGCGCATCACAGGTTATTCCCTGAGGTAGAGAAATCCCTCGGCCATTGTCTTGCACTATACACAGATCAACCGTATCATAAAAACGAGGGCGTGTTCGATCCCAAGAACCACGATCAACGTGAGAGTCTGTACGAATACAACGCTAAAGATGTTATCTCTATGGCGTTACTCAAGCCTCAAATAGATGCAACAGCCGCAAACTTCAAGGCAACTGATAGCGTACGTCAAGTTAACGAAAGTGTTGTGCCATATCTCACGGCCATGCTACAAGGGATTAAGTATGACGTAGAGAAACTCAACAATATCATAAAACACAACGATAGGTATCAGAATGAACTGTTACGTTTCCTGCGCTTGCTAACAGGCAACGACCTTAATCCTAACAGCCCAAAGCAAGTATCAACATACTTGTACAATCGCCTCGGCTACAAGAAGCCGTCGAAAGATGTAACGTCCGAGAAGAACTTACTACAGATTAGGTTAAAGTACCCTAACAACCCTATCCCTACAATCATACTACGCTACCGCGCTTACGCAAAAGAAAGTGGGCAGCTAAAGTTTCCGCCGTGGAAAGGTGATCGCATAACAACATCGTACAACCTAGCGGGAACAACGTCGTACCGGCTAGCATCTCGGCGCTTGCTTGGCGAGTGGGGTACTAACGTACAGAATTTCCCGAAGAAACTACGTAAGCTGTTCGTACCAGACGAGGGTAAAGTATTCGTGCAAGCCGATCAGTCAGGCGCGGAGGCACTCATCGTAGCGTATTTATGCACCGCAGGAAATTTCCGACGCTTGTTCGACCACGGCGTTAAGTCACACGTTTACGTGGCATTGCGGTTATTTGCAGAAGTTTGGGAGGCGCGTCTCGGTGAATCTATTAAACCGTACACAGATGTAGACGTAGCAGATCTCGTCCAGAAGCCACGGTGGAAAGAACTACGCGACATTATAGCATCCTCCGATACGTGGCCAGCCGCTGAACGCTACTATTTCATGGCCAAGATGGTATGCCACGCCTCCAACTACGGTATGAAAGCGCCGACGTTCCGTGTGAACGTGCTGCAGAAGTCGCATGGCGCGGTTAACCTCACAAACAAACAAGCTACATACTTCCTCGAAACATACCACGCATTATTCCCTGAGATACGTAAGTGGCATAGAGATACGATAGAGAAGTTAAAGAAGGAACGTATGCTACGCAACCTCTTCGGCTACCCTCGGATGTTTACGCAGACTGTAGAGCCGTCTATGTTCAAGGAAGCATACGCATTCGTACCACAATCTACCGTAGGTACGATAACAAACATGGCGTTCACCGACTTATATCACAACGAACATATCATAGAGTTGGGTGCGGATGTGATACAGAATAATCACGATAGCGTTTTACTGCAATGTAAGCCAGAGGTTGCGGAGGAGGTTTGTGCGCTAGCGTGTGAAGCACTTAACCGCGAGATGATCTCACCATACGGTGAGAAGTTTAAGATGCGCTCCGAAGCGTGTGTTGGTAATAGCTGGGGAGAGATGGACTAAAAATGGAAACAAACCTTGAGCGATGGCGTTACTTTTTAAAAGATATGGAATCCCCAGAACTGTTTATCGACTGGGGATTTTATAGTATGATAGCAACAGCACTACAACGCCGCGTGTGGCTGTATCCTGACACGTTCACGCTGTATCCTAACCTATTCGTCATACTCATCGGCCCACCTGCTGCCGGTAAGTCTCGTATCATATCGCAGATCAACGAGTTCATACGAAACCCAAAGCTCATTCGTAAAGTGCCAGGAAAAAAGAAAAACAAAGTTGAGATACAACCCTTCTATCCGTTGAGCGCGGATACGATAACACAGGAGGCACTCATACAATACATCGTGCGCGAGTGCGGTAGGGATTTCTTTTACCAGAACGAAAGTAAACGTGTACGTGCCTCGCACTTTTCCGTAGGCTTCATGATCGAAGAACTCGGTGTGCTGTTGCGTAAGAACTGCGAGAACATTGTTAATATGCTTAACCAACTTTACGATAGCCGTGACTTCACATACAAGACTAAGCACCAAGGCACAGATGCAATTAAGAATGTATGCGTGAACATCGTAGCTGGCACAACGCCAGCGTTCATTCGCACAGCATTCAACGCCGAGATCATATCGCAGGGCTTTACGTCACGTGTTATCATGGTGTACGGTGACGGGCCTAGATTCCTACGGCAATTTCCTGGCGTATCAGATGAGCAGAAAACGGCGAAGGAAAAGGTCGTAGATCACCTAGCTAAACTACAGAAAGTCAACGGCCCTGTTGCGCTATCCGACGAGTGCGAGGCGTTCCATAAAGAAGTTTACGAGAGCGGTCAGCTAACACAGCAGCGCGTTAACATGGATCACCGACTTGATACATATTACGGACGTAAGAACGTACACTTACTAAAGCTATCTATGATAATGCACTTCATGGATACAACGGATAGTATGGTAGTGGAGAAGGTAAGTATGGAACGGGCGTTGCGATTCCTCGCACACACGGAGATACGTATGCACGAAGCATACGTTACCGGCGGTCGCAACTCTCTCGCTGGCATACAACGCCGTGTGTTAGAGCATATCATTAACAGCAATAAAGCTGTACCATACAAACGACTATGGCTTACGTTCGTCGACGACTTATCAAAGGATGACTTAGATCAATGTATAGAATTTCTGTTAGCTACGGATCAAATATCGAAAGACGCTAGCGGATTCAGATCACTTGTTGAACAGCCGACGAGTGCATCTGATTACTTGTAGGCTGATAAAAAACTATGTATAGAAAAGATACGTTCGATATTACGATAGAGTTAGACAACTACGAGGAGATTATGCCCGATGTCTACTATACGGAAGACAGTACCGTAACTTACTCTTGTGAAATCATGGGTGATTCTGGTACTGATGAGGGTGCACATACAGAAGTGCATGCAGCGGATGACGACATAGCATACGTAAATGTCGACGGTAACTCAGTTATATTATCTGAGGAGAATGCAAAGCTGTGCCGTGACAAAGCGTTCGCTGCTACGGAAGAACGCGCACACGAAGAAGCATGGGAGGCACGGTATGACGACAGGTAAAGCTATCTTCACAAATGTTAACGGCAAGCATATTTTGCTAGCAAAGCATATAGGTAACACACTAATACGTGAGCTTCCGTTTAAGCAATCTGTTCTATGGAAAACTAAATCGTTCGGCTTTAACAAAAAGTTGTTTAATTACGCGAAGCAAAACGCTATCGAGAAGTTTATCTTCGCCGATTTACTAAAACAAAATTATGTACAGATAGGTATGGATGCGATAATACAAAAAGGTTCAGAAGATAACTACGGTTGTGGCTTAAGCTGGTACGTACCTATGGATGCTGGCGTAAAGTTAGATACCTATACACCTGCACCTTACTTCAATAAAAAGGAGGATACAATTATATTATGATAGATAAACAAGACCTTGACATATGTCAAAATCGCCACCGCGATAACGCAGAAAGTATCGCAGTAAATCCTGCGATAGCCGTAAAGTTTACTGACCGTAGCATCGTCTACGATATTATACAGGCATCGAAAGGTGTTACATCAAAAGAGATTGCACGGCAAATGGGGCGGAGACTTAACTGCATCAGCGGTAGGATCTCAGAATTAAAACGTGCTGGATTGGTACGTGTTGTTGGCAGACGTAACTATTGCGGAATTCTTTATGCAAAATAAACGAGCATACCTAGTAGATCCCTACCAGAACCTTATCACACAGGTGTACATAGGGGATATGTGTACTGACATATCAGAGCAGTTAAAGTGTGGCATATTTACCTCAGCGTATCGTACATCACTTAACGATGTGATGTACGTAGATGACTGTTACTTAATGCGCGATGTAAAAGAACCGGCGTTTTTCTGCGTACCAGAACACTACAAGGAACCGCTGGGCGGCTACGGTTTGCTAGTGGGAACAACAGCAGACGGTAAGGATCAACACGTACAAGAGAACATTCTCGACTTCGCTATGGGCGTGAAGTGGATGGAGATTGTATGAGATGTTCCACGTACGACTTGACAAGAAGTTTCTTTGCTGGCGTAAGCTCCGTCCTGTTACGCACCCACTCATTGAAGATGCGCTGCCAGTACCTATCACCACGCGCCGAGAACCATCCATCTTGGCGCGTCAGGTACTCGCGGTAGCGCATGAACTCCTCCGCGCCTTCAACTGTGTCGGGCGATGGCAAAGTCTTGTCAGGGATAGTGTACAAGCCCTGAGTGTACGACTTGAGTTTATCGCCACGGCCTTTCGCCCTGCGCCGTTGTTCCTCAAACGCTTTCGGTAATGCCTCCCGCGCTTCCTCAATTGTATCCGCTTCCTTAAACGCACGTGTCTCAGGACGTAGCATACGATTGCCAAGGCCACCTACCGGCGCTACTCCCCTAATGCCCTCGAACCGGCGGAAGATACGCAAGTCACGGCGTACGTTTTGCTCGTTCGCCAGTTCACGGCCAAGCGGTAGCAACCCCAGCATATCGTTATTGTACATGATACGATACGTTTGGAATGTGTTACGTACGGTCTGATGAAAAGCCTCCCACACAGTAGGCAGTGGATCTTCGCCCTCTTCAATAGCTGTGACCGCATCAAATATAGGCTCTGTTAACGACTGGCTAACGAAATCCCATGCAGGGAATACGATACCGGCGCCTGTCGGACGTTGGCCACGGCCCAGCTTCATGACAGTATCGTTAGCTAGCGCAGATGCTATACCAAAGTAACCAGCGTAGTTAAGGGA